GCCGCTAGTGGCGCCGACCCGAACGCGAAGTCCATTCTCATGCCCATGAGTCCACTCCTTATGTGCACTTCTCCAGCACCATCGAACAGCCATCGCGCACGCGGGCCGTGCCTGCGCTATTAGTCCGCGAGAATCGCGGGATGAACGTGCCGCCCGCGTTGACACGGATGTAACCCTCGATGCGGCACACCAGGTCGGTGACCGTCGTGTTGTTGGCCAGCGTCAAGGCCGTGTTCAGCGCCGTCGTGTTCACGGCAATCACGTTGCTTCCCGCCGTTCCGGTCGTGGTCAAGATTTCGGTCGAATAGGTCAGTGTCGTGACTGTGGCAGTTCCGCCGTTGAGGTCGATCTTGAACCCGCCTAGGCTGAGCGTCGAGTAGCGCATCCGAATCTGGAACCGGTACTTCGCGCCAGCCTCCAACGTCCCAGACAGGCCGGTGATTGCGGCCATCGAGGTCGTCGTGGAATCCTGGTCGGCGGCGTTGGCCGAAGCAAGCTGGTTGACAGCAGGCATCGCGCCCAGATTGGTCAGCGCAGCCGCAGCCGTGCTTGCGCCGGTGCCGCCATCTGCCACGGCAACATCTGTGCCACCTGCCTGGTAGAAGCCGTCCGTCGCGAGTTGCGCTTCGACGTTCGTCCATGTAATGCGCTTGGCGACGTTGCTGGCCGCGCTGTCGATCAGGGCCACCTCGTCGTTGCCGGTCAGACTGGTCTTGGCCGTCAGCGAATGGATCAGGTCCAGCAGCTTTTGTGGCGTCGCAGCCTTAGCCGTCCCGCTGTTCGTGAAGGGCACCACGTCCGAAAGCGCCGGAGTCGAAGCCGACAGCCCAGACATGGAGTCCAGCAGGGTCTGGAACGTCGAGTAGACCGAGGTGCTGCCCTCGATCACTCCCAGCTTGGTGGACAAGGCCAGCGTGCTGAGCGGCGCGCCCAAGCCATTGAGCAGGTTGTATAGGCTGGTGGCCTTGCTGGACACGTCCGACAGATTGTTGGCCGCCACAAGCAGCCCGCTGATCGACGGCAGGTCACTTTGGAACGCAAACTCTTCGGCACCGTAGAACAGTCGCCCGGCTGCCGTGCCCCAGATTGTGTAGTCCTCAAGCGGGTCGCCAGCCATCGGATTGCTAGCCACGCCCGTCAGCGCCATGCCAGTCGGGTCAATCACTCCGGGGACGGTCATCTTGCCGGGGGTCAGTTCCATTTCGACCACGCCGCCGACGTTGAATCTTAGGCGCGTCGGCGAGCGCAGTTCAATGCCGATGCCAGGCCCGGCCAGCAGCTGCACGGTGTCGTCGGCCGCATCGACGGTGATGTATCCAAGCGACAAGTCAATCGGCGTGTCGATCTGCTTGACGCCCGTGGCCTTGGGGATACGGCCCGTGGTCAGGTTGCTGCCGCTGGTGATGTCGCCGGTGCCCGCGCCTGCGCCGAGTTCGACACCGTTGACCATGAACTTGCCTGCCCCCGCGTTGGCGCCCGTGGCGTCGCGCTTGGTCCAGTTGATGTTGGGCTCGGTCGCGCTGTCGGTGTAATCGAGCTCGTACTGCCAGCCCGAGACCAAGTCGCCCGCGAGGTTGCGCAGGCCGATGCCGCCACGCCCGGGGATAATCACGCCCGCCGCGTTCTTGCCCGCCAGAATCGCGCGCAGCATGGCGTTGGGTGTGCCGGTCCAGCGCTCTTTGTTTTCGACGAACAGCCAGTCCGGGGGCACGTTGCTGGGCACGGCGAACACGCTGCCAGGGCCGCGCGCTGGCGTGCGACCTGAGATTCCGCCGGCATCGTCAAAGGACAGTTCGGCCGCGTTGCTGAGTTGCACCGGCCAGCGCTGGTTGGGGTCGTCGTTATTCTGCGGCGCGGTGAACAGGTAGTTCGGTGCCGCCACGTCGTCGGCCACCACGGGCGATTCAAAGGCCTGCTGGATCGTGTAGCCGTACATCAGGCCAGCCAGGTTGTCGACTTCGCTGGTGCCGATCATGCGCAGGTCAAGCCTGCCGTCGGGCAGCGAGGGCCGGGCGCGGTATTGCATGCTCGTGGCTTCAAGCTGGTTCATCGCCGCAGCAGCGCGTTCACCGAAGTTCACGGGCGGCACGATGCCCGCTGCCGGGTAGATGCCCTGCACGTCGTCAACGGTCGGGCCGTCGTCGCCGCCGCTGTGGCTTGCGGGTTGGCCGCCGAATACGTTGGGTATGCCCGGCTCCGGCTCGCCCTCGCGCGGCACGCGGATGATGCCCGGCCACTTTGGTTTGATAGGCGGATCGTCCGTTGGCGGGTTCGGCGGGTCTTCTGGCGGCACCGGTGGAACTGGCGGGCCCGGGTCTAGCAGCGGCACCCAGGTCACCAGCTTTTTGTAGCCGGGTGCATGGCCGCACAACTTCGCGTGGGTGTCGGTGTAATCCTCGCGGATCTCGGTCAGCACCGGGAAGATCGACCGGGCTGGGAACGGCCACTGTTCGGGGCTCATGGCCAGCGGGGAATACAGCAGGCTGCCACGCGAGCCGAACTTGGTGCGATAGGCCTCAAGGCCGCCTTCGAGGATTTCGGTGCCATCGAAGCCGACACCCAGCCGGTGGTTGCCGTCGTCAGCCGGGTGCGCAAAGCCGAAGGCTTCGGCGCTGAGTGTGGCTTCGGCAGCGGCGAAGTGCGCGCCAAGCCAGCCAGAGTTATCGCCGGCGCTTTTGGTCGCGTTCAGCAACAGGGCCAGGGTTGGCGATTCTTCCTCGAAGCTGCTGGCGGTGTCGCGCGGGTTCGGTGCAGCAGCGCAGAACTTTTCGAGCCACGGCCGCACGCGCAGTGGCCCGTGTAATCCCGCGCGCCAGTCATCGCGGCTGCCGTCGCCGGGGTCGTATACCCAGGTCGAGTTGATCGGCGGGTCGTCGGGGCGATGGTGGGCGATCAGCTGGGCACGGTTCGGGAAAGCAACGTGCTCGTTTTCAAAGCCCGGACCTACCTTGGCTGCCCGCGCCACCAGCGCTTCCAGCGGCTTTGCGGTGCGGATGTTCGGTTCGCTGCCCGAGGCGCGCCACAGCTCAAGCCCCGGCGTTTCGGTATCGGCGTCGTCCTTGACCGCGAACTCACGGTCCTGCACGTGCTCTTCGGCGACGATGGCGTCGGACGCCACGGCATCCAGCCCGCCCCATTCGTCGCCCTTGGTCAGGGCGAACGCCTTGCCCACCTGCGCAGCCAGCCCGGAGTTGCGTGCTTTCTTGCCGCTTCGCTTGGTGCCGGCCGTGAACTCGTACAGCGATAGCGACCATGCCGCGCGCTTGCGGTCGGCCGAGGCCAGCCACATCACAAGGTTGCCTAAACCGGCGCGGTTTGACCTCATACGGCCTGCCCCCCTGCAAAGCCGCCGGTTGCCCCGGCCACAACCTTGTCGCCTTCGCGCTGGGTGCGCTGGGCGTCGCGACGGAAACTGCGCTCCTGGCGCAGGGCCTCGTTGTCGGTGTTGCCGACCTCGATTTCGCTGGTGATCACGCAGCCCGAGACCCTGATCGTCACTTCGCGCACACCGCGGCCCAACGGGATGTCGAACCCGGCCAGGCCGTGCGCAACGCCTGAACCCTCAATCTTCTCGTTGATGCGGTCGATCACCACGGCGACACGGCGTTTGGCGTCGGCCTCAAGATCCGGCAGGTTCAGGTGCGCGCCGAAGCCGTCGGCCTCGACACCCCGAATGCTGCCCCGGTAATCGCGGATCGCGAACAGGTCGCTGCCGACTTCGAGTTCCAGCACGGGCACATCGCCGTCCGGGAAGGCTTCGATGTCGACGGCGGTCCAGCGCTCAAAGTTGTTCGGTAGCCGGCGCGTGCCGACCAGAAACACCTGCAGGGTCCATTCACGTTCGGCGGCAAAGCGCACGTCGGCCACGGTCGGAAAGTGGCGGCCGGTGAAGCTGCCGGCCAGAACACCGGCGTCGTCTTCGGGCGGGGTCGCGGCCTGCTGCACGCGCAGCTCTGGCTGTTCGTCGCGGCCGTTTGCGCCAACCATGCGGCCCAACCACAGGCGTTCGGCGGATGCTTCGACCTGGTTGGGCGTGATGCGCAGCACCAGGTCGGCTTCGGATTCCCAGCGCGCGGTGAACGGCGCGTCGGGTGGCTCGGGGTCTTGGATCTGCTTGATGTGGCTGCGCGCGACCACGGCATTGATCAGCGTCTGCTGTTCGTCGCTGTCTTCTTCGGCGTAGGCCAGCCATTCGGTCCACTCGCCTTTGATGCAGCGGGCGGTGAGCTGGTCAGCAAAGCGCACAGCCCCGTCTTTGTCGGTGACCTGCACGAAATAGCCGGGCTGCAGGTCCGCCCAGCCGCCGCGGCGGCCGATGCCGTCCGGGTAGACAATCTGGCGCAATGTGCGCCAGTCGCGCTTGATGATGGCGATTACACCCTTGGCGTCGGCGTCGTAGCCGGCCACGGGCTCCACCTTCGTGCCGTCGAACTTCTCGGTGTTGATGACCATGCGGATCTGGTCGTCGGTCAGGTCCGTGCGGCCGAAGCCGTGCGCCACCAATAGTTCCGGCAGCGTGAGAAACTTGTCGCCGCTGGCGTAGACCTGGCGCAGCGACACCAGCAGCGGGTCGGGCGTAGCCGTGGCCCGTGCGTCTTCGGGCGTGGCGCGGATCGCGTGGCGCTGGTGGTACAGGCAACGGATCACGCGGGGCAGCCCGCGCACTTTGCCGGATGCGGCATCCCACGTGGGTTCGAAGCCCTCCACCCAGTTGAACGCCGCGGGGTTGATCTGGGCGGTTTCGACAGTGCCGCGTGCGCGCAGCAGCAGCTTGCCGGTGTCGTCAACCGTCACGTCGGCGTTGACGTAATCGGCGATGCGGTCCAGCGCCCGCAGCAGCTTCATGCCGCCGGTCAGAATGCCGTTTGGCAGCTCCCACTCGGCCGGAGTGTCGGCCACGATGTCAGGGTGTTTTGCCGCCGCGAACTCCGGCACCAGGCCAGCAAGGTCGTCAAGCGCTTCACCGATCAGCGGGGCGAACGTGCCCTGCAGATAGCCGTCCTTGAACTGCAGGTTGAAATCCATCGGGCAATCGCGGTTCTCAAGGTCCTTGCGGCAATCGTACAGCACCACTTCGCAGACCATGTCGTTGACGGCGCGCACCCGCGCCACCCTCACGTCCTTGACCACGCGGGTTTCCTGCGCCGGCTGCGCGGTGTTGTCTTGCGCGGAGGTAGTGAACTCAAGGTCGGTGACGTACGGCAGGGCTTCGAGTTCGGCCAGCTTTTCAATCGGCTGGCGCAGCGTGACCGGGCGCGGCTGCGCGCCCAGATAGAACGGCCAATCGAACTCGCAGTCATCGAGTTCGACAGAGCCCAGCCGCACCAGTGTGCCCTCGGCCACTACAGCACCCCCGCGATCACTTCAAAGTCTGTCTCGGCGTCTGCCTGCGGGTCGGCGCCGACGTAGGTCCAGGAACCGGACCAACGAACGGTGTATTCCAGCGTGCCGTTCTGGCTGACCGACACGTCGGGCTGTGAAGGCGTGAAGCTGTCTTCGTCAAAGCGTTCGGCGTTGATGAAGCCCAGCGCCGGGTAACTGGGCAGGTTCTTGGCAACGACCGTGCAGTCGTGGCTTACTGTGTACATCGGCCCGTTGCGGTGTTTGTAGACGCGCGTGCCTGAGGTGCCGCCCAGCCTGCGGTTGCGCGAGGCGCGGGTAATCTTCACGTCTTCGACCAGCGAGAGGATTTCGCCCACTTCGGCGCGGCCGATGATGACAAACGTGATTTCGCCGCTGGTGCCGCTGGGCGCCCAGGCCGGTTCGTCAGGTTGTTCAATGGTCACACCAACGCGCGCGGCAAAGTGCGCGGCGATGCCTTGCAGCGCGTTGCGCACCGTGGTCTTCCATGCGCCGGCGGCAAGCAGTCCGGTGTCACTTCCGTCGAAAGTTGAATCGTTGCTGCCCTTGACCTGCAGGCTGCCCGTGATCAGCACGTTGTACCCGGGTGCCTGCCCGATGCGGCGATTAACGGGCGCCCGGGCGTTGAACTCGCCATGATACGCGCAGGTGACCACGTCGCTGCCCACGGCCGTTGCAAGGTCGGGCGGCATGGCAGTCAAAATGCAGGTTGCGCGAAACGGGCTGAACAGTTGCGACGTCGGCGATGCCGGCTGGTTTTCCTGCCTTTGACCCGTGTACAGCGGGCTGCGAAAGCGCCAGTGCGAGCCGAGAAACGACGGGCGGCCTGTGCCTGCGCGCACGGTCTGCACCCAGGTCTTGGCATCGGCCAGAGTCTTGAACAGTGCCGACATGCTGGCGCTGCCCACGCCGTTGTCATCAAAGGCGAACTCAAGGTCCATCGGGCCGAGCGATCCGGGCACGTCGCCGGCGCCTGTGTTGGGCGCGGCAATGCGTTCGGCGGAAAAGGTCAGCAGAACTTTGGCGGCCAGCGCGCCTTCTTCTTTGAACAGCTTGCACGAAGTGCGGGCCCATGCTCCGGTTGAAACCTTCAGCGACGCGAGTTCCGAACCGCTGGTGTACTCAAAGACCAGGTCGAAGTTGACCAGGGCAGCTTGTGCTTCCAGTGCGTCCAGTGCGCTTTTCAGGTTGGCCGTGGTGTCGCGCTGGACCTGCACCAGAAACTCCATGACTGCGCTGTCAGGCCCGATCTCGCCCTTCAACGCGGGCCCCTCTGGCAGCATGAGCAAACAACCCGTGGTGGTACTGGTGCTGCCGGTTTCGGCGCTGTCGATGATGTACGTGCCGATCTTGAGCCTGACCGCCATGGTGTTACCCTTTGCGCATGAGCAAGCTGCCCAAACCGCCCGAAGCCGATGTTCTCAACCAGCGCGTGGTTGACCTGCAGAACCGGGTTGATGCCCTGGAGCACAAGCGCGGCCTGACTTGGGAGCAAATCTGGTTGATCACTGGGTGGATCTTCATCGTATGCCCGGTCTTCTGGAGCCTGATCAGCTTGGTTTTGTGGCTTCTGTTCCCGACCATGTGGCCGTTCTCGGCCTTTTAGTCGCCCTCGCCGGCCATCATTCTCTTCTGTCCGCTGTTGATCGCGTTCAGCCGCGCCAACTCTTGCCCGTGGCGCACCTGCTCCTGGCGTTCCGCGTGGTAGCGCAGGGCCGTGCCGTGGCGCAGGCCGACGGGCAGGGTCTCGTTGGCCAGGCCAGCCAGAGCCTTATCAAGCTGGTCGCGCGACTTGCTGTTGACCACGGCGATGCGGGCTTCCTCGGCTTCCGCTTCGCGGCGTTCGGCCTCTGCCGCTTGCCGCCGGGCCCTGCGCATGGCCGCGCGCCTGGCTGCGTCTTCCGCGGCCTGCTTGGCCGGGTCGAGGCTGGCCAGCAGTTCCTCGACTTCCGCTTCGGCTTGTTCCTTGCTTCGGCCACCGAACAGGCGGCGCAAGCTGCCGGCCACATTGGCAACCGGGCGCTGAAAATACCCGGCGATGTTGTCGCGCGCGTCGCGAAGCACCTGCCCGGCGCTGGGGTTGGTGCGCAGATAGTCGGCCAGGTCGGCCGCATTGTCTGCCAGGCGTTCGGTGCCATGCAGGGCGATGTGCGTGGCGGCAAAGGCGCCCAGCCCGCCGCCGGTGATGCCGCGGGCCAGCGCGCCCGGCTTGAACCCGCCCTTGCCCAGCGCCAGCATGTTGCGGGCGCTGAAGAAGTTCGCGGCGCGGGATTTCAGGCTCAGGCGTTCGGCGTCGGCCTGCGCGGCCTTGGCCTGTTCGGCCTTCAGGCGCAGGCGTTCCATGGCGGCCGCGACGGTGTTGGTCTTGGCAACCGCCTGTTGCTCGCCTTTGACTTCGATCTGCACGTCTGTGCGTTCGATGGTCATGCAGTCATCCGATCCAGTCGCAGCGTGATCAGCGCCGCTGCTTTGCCCGATAGTTGCCGCTTGCTGGCGCCCTTGAGGTTGCCAATGTGCTGGGCAACGGCTTCGTTGATCTGCCCGTTGATGTACACCGAGTCGCGGCGCGCGATGTTGCCCAGGCCCGGCGCCTTCTGGTCGGCGAAGTGCCCGATGTAGCTGTTGACCGCAAAGCTGCGCCGGTTTGTCAGCAGCCGTGTTACGCCGACGGCCACCACGGACTTGTCTTTGATGACGCGCTTGCCTGCCAGGTTGCGCATGGCCTTGCCCAACGTCGCGCGGCCGGTGATCGTCAGGTTGGGCCGGGTTAGGTCGATGCTGAAGCCGGACGGGTACTTGATGAATGCCAGCGGGCTGCGAATCGTTTTCAGGATGCCCTTCCGCGCGACACCCCGGCGTTTGTCCAGGCCGAGCTGTTCCTTGCGCTTGCCCCAGGCATCGCCGTAGGGCGCGATGGGCACGATCTGCCCGGCCTTGTTGGCATAGAAACCCTGCGCAAAGCGCGTGTACATGCGCTTGAACACTTCGCGCCCGGCGATCTGGGCGGCACGGACGGCGCGTTGCTTGACCGCTGCCAGCGCACGCTGAAACGCCCGCAGGCTCTGCGTTGCCCCACTTGTGGCCCTGCGGATGTCGCCGATGTCGGCCATGTTCTACGGCAGGCTGTACGCGGTGTTCAGGGCCGCATACGTGCCTTCCTTCCATGCCTGTTTGGTTCCATCCAGACTGCGCTTGGTCAGCAGGATCAGGTTGCTTCCTTCAAACCGTTTCGTGTTTCGTGCCCACACCAGCTTCTTTACGCTTTCGGGGTGCAGCGTCACGCGCGGGCTGTACCAATAGTTGTCGTAGGCCGTGGCCAGCGGTCGGATTACCAGCGAGTAGCTTGGCGGCATCCCGTACAGACCCACGCTGTTGCCACCGCTGGAATCGAGCCCCGTGCCCGTGCTGGCCAGCATCATCAGCAGCTTGTAGGTGTTGGCGTCGACATTGTGCAAAGGCAGGTACAGCGCGGGCGGCCTTCTGGGCACGCGCACTGTCGTCCATGCGTCGGCTTCAAGGCCGCTGCCGTGGACCTCGACGTCGCTACCGTCGTCGAACTCGATCCGGTCCTCAAGGATGCCGGTCAGCAACGTGCCGCTGGCCCCGTCCACTTGGGTCGGGGCCAGGTACACCTTGCCTGCCAGTGCGAATACAGCCATGGGTTCCAATCAAGCTGCGGTGCCGGAGATCGTGATTTCGTAAGTGCCTTCGCTGGCGTCGTTGTTGTCGATGCGAATGGTCAGGCTGAACGCGCCAGCGCCACCGTCGGTCACGCCGACTGTCACGTCCAGGTACGACTGTGGCGGGATGGCCTGCGGCACCGACAGCCCGGCAGTTGTCAGCGTGGCGTTGGTTGCCCCGCCAACGTCTACCGGCACACCAATCGAAAGCGGGCCGTTGCCGCTGTTGTAGACGCGCAGGGTCACGGTGTGTTCGGTTGAGGCTGCGACCGTGCCCAGCGCAATCGTGCCGCCGTCTGCGACGTTGCTGCCGTTGCGCGTAATGCCGATTTCGGGTGCCGGCGGCGCCGTGTCGGCAATGGTCGGGCTTGCGGCCTCGGGCAGATAGGCGTTCACGCGGTCGGCTGTTCGGTGATAGGCGAAGTACAGCGCCCGCGCGTTGCGGCCGTCGCTGGTCATTGTGTCGGCCAGGCTGAAGGCCGGAGTCAGCAGGTTGATCGTGCTGATGCCCGTGCGCGACCAGTGCCCATAGAACGGGCCGTCAAACTGCTTGTAGACCTGCCCGCCCATGAACCCGAAGTTGATGTAGTTGCTGGAATCCGTGCCGCTGGTGAAAGCGAACTCGATTGCGAGTGTGGCGCCGGCCGTGTCGAAGTTTCGCGGGTACAGGTCCTTGTCGCGGTCCAGGCGCAGGTAATTCCACCCTGCACTCAAGCCGGCCATGGTGAAGACTTGGGTCTTGTTTCCCCACGTGACCGTGATGTTGCCGACTGGCGTGCCGGTCTTGTAGATAGCGGGCAGGTAGTTGCGCGGCAGGCGCCGGTGCTGGTTGTTGATCACCAGCGGCTGGGTGAACGTGCGCGATGTGCTGTTGCCGTACATCTTGTGTGAGCCGGTCAAGCCGCGGTACTTGATGCTGGTGTCCCACGTGTGCACCGGGCTGCCCGACTTGGTCAACACCCACGGGCCTTGCGTCGTGTCGCCCGACAGGTCCCCGCCGTTCGTGTTGGTGCTGAGCCCCTGATTCAATGCCGGCGCGCCCACGATGCCGTCGCCCGAGTAGGCGTCGTTAACCGCCTGGATGCTGAGTTCGCCGTCAGGACCCAGCAGGTTGAAGATGTCCGCGCCCTTGGTGCGCGACTTGATGGTGATGATGCTGGCGTACTGGCTTGGCTTGCTGGTCACGTACAGATCGACCGTCTGGTTGTGTAGGCCTGCCGCGATCGGGCTACCGTCTTCGTCGACCGTCAGGCGGTCAATCACCCCGTTGTCGGTCGCGCTGGGCTCGGCAGCGTAGCTCACTTTGCGCGGCATGATGCTCAGATTGTTGGCTGCCATGTGCGCGCGAATGTCGGCCAACAGCAGGGCCCGGCTTCGGAACGGGCGGTTGCCCTTGACGTAAGCGCTGGGCTGGCTGAGTTGCGTGCCCCAGTAAGCGATCACCGTGTCCATCTTGGACGCCCAGCGTTCGGTGATTGCCCGGTAGGCCGCACGGTCGGCATTGATGTCGTTCTGCACAGCTACGCGCCCGGGGTCGCCGGCGGGCAGCACGTCTAGCTCGGCTTCGAACGCGGCCTTCAGCGCAAGCTGGCATGTGATGTTCGTGTGCTCGCTCAGAATGTCTTCGCAGGCATCGGTGAACATGTCGTAAGCGTCGGATAGGGCCATGGCGTTCTCCGGGTCTCTGTCGTTGAGGCTTTCGGGTCAATCGTTCGCTACTTGGCTTCCGCGGCCAGGCGCATGGCAATCGCCGCGCACCGTTCTTTGGCTTGCTTGATCGCGCCCCAGCCTTGCGGGCCAAGGTCGGCAAAAGCGCCGGCCATGGCCGCGCGGTCGGTCAGGTCGATCAGCAGCGAGAGTGCCTGCGCGTCGGTCATGGCCGCAGGCTTGGCAGCGGCAGCCGGGGCGGGTTTACGGACGTCGGGTTTCTTGCTCATGCGCTCACCAATGGGGACTTGTGCCAGAGTTCGCAGGCCACCGTGGCCAGCAGTTCGGGTCGGTCTGCATCCTGTAGTTGGTCAAACGGGACCAGGGCGAGGTCTTCCAGCGTCCATTCCCCGCTGCCGCCCAGCCGGTTGCTGTGCGTGTCGGTCAGGTAGGTCGCGAAGATCGCCGCGCCTTTGTCCTTCAGCGTGTTGCGCAGCCCTTGCTTGGTCGCGCCCAGGAACTCGCCTAGCCCGCGAAGGTCCACAAGCTGGATCAGCACTTCAAAGCGGAAGCGGGTGCGGGCGCTGTCCTCCGAGGATTCGAGTTCCTCTTGCGACGCGGGCCTGCACCAGGCGTGCCCGGCGGCACCGGAAAGGAACAGGTCCGGCTGATCGCCGCCCTCAATATGCTTGGTGCCCGCGCTGTCGCCCATGACTGACGCAAACGCCGTGTCGGCCCTCAAGGCCGCAACCAGCGCATTGCGCAGATTGACCTCGAAGTAAGCCATTAGAACACCCTCACGCGCGAGCCCAGCTTGGCCCGCGTTCGCGATGCGGAGGTTGTGGCCGGCTTGGTATCGCGCCGGCCTTCCGTTCGCCGTCTGGCGGCCTCCCAATCGTTTTGCCGGTCGGCCATGTAGCGTTCGGCCATGCGGGCATCCTTGGCCAGCAGAACAAGTATCTGCCCACCACGGACTTTGCGTTCGGCCACGTACTCCGCGTAGCCCACGTCGCCCTGCAGCTTGCTCTCTTCCCAGCGGATGGTTGCCCGGCCGCGCGAGACAGCGCCAATGGTCCAGTACCCGCCGCTGTCGAGGTGGTCCTGCAGGTTCCCGGTCGCCGTGCCGACCTTGAGGGACAGGCCCTCGGCAGCCTTGCGCTGGTCTGTGGCCTCGGTATTGGCCGGCATCTTGCGCCCGGCCGCACGCTCGTTGGACCAGTCCTTGGCGATGCGTTCATCGATCTGTTCGGCAACGTCGCCGAGCCAATCCTGCACCTCACGGCGCGCAATCTCGGGATTCAGGCCCGAGATCGTCAGGGTGCTGCCGCCTGTGATGCTGGCCCGAATCACTGGCGGCCCTCCAGCTTGGCGCGAAGGCCGTTGATGATTGCCGAGTCCTGGGCCTTTTCCTTGCGCAGGCGTTCGAGTTCTTCGCGCTCGGCCTGGGTCAGGGGTGGCTTCACGCGCGCCGGTCTTGCCGGCAGCTTTTCGGTATCGCGGGTGGCTTCGTCGTCTTCGGCATCCGGTTCAAGGGCGGCGACGATGTCGGCCTGCGAGACCTGCCCGTTGACGTTGCGCGCGGCGTCAGCCGTGATCAACTGGTCCAGCGCGAACAGCGCCTGGCTGTCGCACAGGTTGGCGTGCGTAGCCGTGGCCGCGTGGATTTCGCGGCGGGCTTTGATAAGGATGTCGCGGACGGTTGGGGTCATCAGCCGGTCACTTTCTCGACCAGTGCCCTCAGCTCGGGCGTTGCTTTGGAAGCCAGTTTCTCGACGACGACGGCCTTCACTTCCGGAGTGTCTTCGATGTCCTGAATCAGCTTCCGGCCGGCGCGGGCCTCTTGGTTTTTCTTGCGTGCCCAGATGCCGATACCGGTGGCCCCCAGAGTCAGCACCCCGGCGGCAAGATCGCCCCATGGCGGCGGGATCAACCCTTTGGCCATCGTCGCGCCTTGCTTGAGCACGCCCCCATCTTCGGGATAGACCATCACCGGGTCGTTGGGCTTGCCGTCTGGCGCTACGGGCTGCGTCGTTTCCTGTCCGTCGGCCGTCACATAGATCGGCTTGCCGTCTTCGGTCTTGGCCTGCACCTTCGGACCCGCCAGCAGTGCGCAGCCATTCAGCGCCATGTAGGCACCGAACAGGAGGGCCAGCAGCAAGGCAAGCATCGAAGCGTTGGTCATGGGTTTGACGGTCATTTGCCGATCCTTTCGTTCATGCCGGGCGGGTCGTCGGTTCCCGCCTCCAGTGTCTGTGCTGTGCGCCACTGCAGGCGCCCATCCTTGTGCCGCACTTCAATCGTCAGGCTGACCGACTTCGTCACCCCTGGCTTCGGAGCGCTCGCGCAGCCTGCGCTCAATAACACGGCGATAAGCAGCCAGAGCCCGCGCATGCACTTCCTCCAGCGTTTCGCCGGCTACGTTCCTCAGCGGCCCAGAATGTGGACGCACAAGGCCGTCGCCAGCAGGCCCAGGATCGCCAGCACCAGGACCTTTGATTCCCATTTCATCCGGCGCCACCAGATCACCCTGACCTCCGCGGCACATCGCCCGTTGACCTGCGCAGCAGGGTCTTCACGTCGGACTTGAGCTCCTTCAGGTCTTCGTGCATCCGGTCAACCTTGGTGCGCAGCTCGGTGTGAATCTGCGCGTCCTGGCGTTCATGGTCTGCCTGGCCCTGGCGCACGGTCTGGATCGCCGACCACTGTTCGCGCTCGGCGTTTTCCTCGCGGGCCTCTTCGCGGGCCTGCTTGTCGTCGGCGGCCTTGCGACGGATCGCCTTGACGATGCCTGACCCAACCTCTTTCAGGCCCGATCCCAGCACGCCGAAACCTGCCGCGATTGCATACATAGTTGCCTCGTCGGGCATGCCCTACCCCCGGTACAGCTTGATCATCCCCGACCTCAGGTTCTGGTCGGCCTTGCCGTCGCGCTCGTAGTCGAACTGGATGCTGATGCCCTTGAACTCCTCGCGCGCCAGTTCCAGGTACTGCACCGCCCGGTCGGCGAACTGTTCACCGCGGCCCAACGTCGCCATGTGCATCGCCAGCAGCGCGTGACAGCGCGCGAAGTCCCCGGTGCGCACAATGTGGGCAAGCAACGGGCGGCCCCATTCGTCGTAACGAAGTTCGCCCTCGGCCTGGGCCAGAATCCACTTGTCCAGCTTGCGCTTGGCCTCGACCAACAGAGCCTCAAAGCGTGTGTTCGCCGCGCCGCTTGGGTAGGCGCCACTGTTGAGCAGGCTGGCGGCGTTGCGTTCGATGCGCACCAAATCGTTTTCGTCGGCGTAGCCAACCACCACGTCAAGGGTCGCGTCTTCGTCGGGGTTGGTGCCCGGCGTGCCATTGTCGACGTCGGCACTGCCGGTGATGCCACTGGTATTGTCGGCCGCCAAAGTCACTTTGCCGCCGCTGATGGTTCCGCTGCACACTTCATCGGTGCCCGCGTACACACCCGGCCCGCGACGGCGCACGCTGAAATCCGTGCCGACAATCGCGATCCACATGCGCCCATCGTCGGACCAGGCCTTGAGGCCAGCGCTCGTGGTCGGTGTCGCGCCCCATCCGGTCAGCACCAGGCGCGAAACACGCGCACGGCCTGTGCGGCAATCGCTCAGGCTGTACGCTTCGCTGATGTTGGCTGCGCTGGTCATCAGGCCGCGCGCTCCATGCTCATGCCCACCGTGCCGAACTGAAGGCTCTTGGCCGCACCTTCCAGGGCCTTCACCGACAGGAACGGCAGCAGCGTCTTGTTGGTTGCCAGCGCCGGAGTCATGGCGACTTTGACGCCATTGATCCACACGTGGGCCTTGCGGTCGGCGTCAATGGCGATGTCCACCGCATACTCGGTGTCGGCCTCCATGGCGATGCCGGTATCAATCACGGCGTCGGTGCCTCCGATGCTGTAGATGACAACCAGATTGGGCTGGGTGACGTAAGGATCGCCCTCTCCCGGTGTGGTCAGCGAGCCGTCAAACCACACGCCGACCTGGTCGTTGTCGGTCGTCAGATTGTGGGCGTTGGTCAGGGCCAGCGCGCACTTGACGGACATCAGGTCGATGTCGGCGGCGCGGAAGGTTCGCGACAGGATCGGCCGCAGTTCCGATTTCACGCCCTTGGCCCATCGGGTGTCGTTGGCGTTGGTCAGCCGCGGCTGAAGGATGGCGCTGTCGTCTTCGGCGCCTGCCGTGGTCATAATCAGGCCGCCGCTGGCCGCTGCCATCGTGACTTTGGCGCTTGTCATGTTCGTGCCGGCCACCTCAAAGTCGGCGTTGGCCTGCATGATGTTCGTGAGTTTCAGCGCGAGCTTGGCAATCGCGTCCGCCACCGGGCCCTGGTCTGCGGCCGAGCCACCGGTCGTGATCTCGGCCAGCGTGTTCGGGGTGCCAGCGCTGCCGCCGCTGCTGTCGGTCAGGAACGTGACGTCGGCTGCCAGAAATGGGCGCTTGCTGAAGCGCTCGATCAAGGCAAAGCGTGAAGGGGTTTCCAGCGCCATGCCGCCCATTGCCTGGCGTAGACCGGCCACGCTGTCGATGCCGCTGTAAGGGTCGACCAGCCAGATCGCCTGGCCCGGCGTATCGTCAACGCACACATAGGCGATGCCGGTGCGCGTGTCGATCCAGCGCGAGCCTTCGGTGAAATCCAGCCCGGCATCGTCGACAACTGTGGGCTGCGTCGTCGCGGTCAGGTTGTGTTTCTGCGGAAGCGTGATGGACATGGCTTGTTCCCGTTTCAGGTGCTGCACGAATGGAGCGTGTGCGGTCTAGAAGTATTTCGCCTTCACCAGCAGTTCTTCGTCGGAAGCAACTTTGATCGTGAATGTTGACACCGCGCCGAGCCAAGGGATGTTTTCCTCCCACGTCTGGCTTGCGACCGGGATGCCCTGAATCAGCGCCGTGGCCGCCGCATTGGCGCGCAGCCCCCCGAGCCAGTACTGGAAGGCCTGGCCATCGCAATACAGGCTGATGGCGCGCAGCACGGCCTTGGAAAGGCTCACCCCGGCATCGAGCACAAGCGACCCATCCCACGTCATTTCGTAGTACAGGTCGCCGTCGAAGGTGGCGCCGCCGACGAACTCGGTCCATGTGTCGGTGTCGTTGCTGACGTTGCCGCTGTTGGCGGGGGCGCCCGCCGCGTCGCCCGTGGCCGTCAGGGTGATTGTGCCAGCCGCGCCACTGCGAATCTGGCGCAGGGTGATGGTGTCGGTGCTGGCTGTCGCCACCCAGTTGCTGATCGTCGGGTTAGCCAGCCGGAACGCATTGATCGCCACAGCGATCAGTGCCGCCGTTGTGTTGAGATTCGCGCTGAACGTGACCGGCGCCATGATCGCGACGCCGTTGTCCTTGTAGGTCCAGGTTGCCGCTCCGCTGCCCGCCGTCAACTGGATGGCGATAGTGCCCAGCGGGCGAACCTTGACGCCGAACTGGGTTACGCCACGGTCAAGTTGCAGCGCGTTACCCTGCGCGTCGCGCGGCAACACGCCTACCTGGTCATCGAATGCGAGTCCCATCGCCTACTCCCTGGCCAGTGGCCGGTGCTGGTGCTGGTGCGCTTCAGTTCCCTGTGGCCGGTGCTTCGGCCGGCTTGCCTTTGCCGCCCTTGGCTGGCGGCTTCGGTGTCGGCGCCTTGCCCTTGGCGAGTGCTTCGTTGTTGCGGGCGTCATCTTGCTTGTCGCGGTCCATCAACGCGGCGATCTGCTGTTCATGCGACATGGTCAGGAAGCCCAGGATGTTGCGGGTCTGGCACAGCACCCGGACCTGGTCGGTGGTCAGCTTGCGGTAGTTGCGCGACGGGTCGTCGCCCGCGCTCGTGTCATCGATGCGCACACAGTGGCCGCCGGCCAGCGCGTCGCGCATGTCTACCAGGGTGTTGAACCCAACGACCTCGCCGGTCTCGCGGTCGAGGGCCTTGTACGGACGGCGGGCGTATTCCGCCTGCAGCGCTTCACTTTGCATCGTCGATCTCCTGAGAACGTCTCAGAGGGGCCTCCGCAGAGGCCCCCGAGTCATGCTCAGGCAGCGATCGGGTTCAGCGGCACGTGATAGGCCGTGAAGTTGATGCTCTTGGTGCTGCCCGCAGCGACGATGTACAGGCGCAGGTAACGGTAGGCGTTACCCGCTTCGTCGACGTTTTCGAACAGGATGCTGCGGCGCCCCACGGCGTCGTCGCGGTCGCTGTCCGTGCGCTTGGGCGTCTTGTGGCCGACGTTGATCGCGGCCAGTTCGATGATGCCCGAGGCCGTGGCGAACGTGGCCGAGTTGCTTCCCTGGGCCACGATGTCGAACACGTCGTCGTTGGTGCTGATCGTCAACGCCGAAATGTCGATCACGATCTTGCCGGCGCGGCGACCGACCGGCGAGCCGGCGGCGCAGCCGGCCATCAGGTCAACGATGCTGCTACCGGCTGCCGAGCTGGTGACAGCCCCGGCGTTCTGCAGCTTCTGTGTGGCGTCAAACATGTGGGTCGGAGGTGTGGCACCCATGGTTGGTTTCCTCTTTCAAGTCCCGAGGGACGGTTTCGTTTCGTCAGCACTGCGCGCCGAAGGGCCGGTTGCCCGGCCCCCGGCGATCAATCATCAGGCAACCCAGGCAGCGTCACTGATGCCGCGCAGGCGGGCGGCGCACTTGGGGGTCTTCAGAGCCAGGCCGAACAGGCCCAGCAGCTTGTTGCGCATGGAGCTTTCGAGGCCAACCTCACCGACCTGACGCGGGGCGGCCAGGCCGTTGCGCTGGCCAGTCACGCCCTTGCCGCCCAGCGAGACGCAGTAGATGCTGCCGGCGGTCGCGGTCGCGCCGCCTGCACCCACTTCGTCAAACGCCAGGATGCTGTCGTTGCCGTCGAAGTCGGCAACCGGCACGATCGGCACGCCGTTGATCGCCGTGGCCTTGCCTGCCCACGTGTCGACACCGATCTGCACCTGGCCGCCCACGCCAGCCAGACTGACGGCCGCGTCTGCGCGGCGCGACATGCCCTTGGACATGAACAGCACCTTGTTCGGTCCGTTGACCGCGTCGATCAACTGGCGCACCTTGGCGACGCTGCAGGCATCGCCGCCGTTGGTGCTGCCGGCCTCGATCAGTTGGCCGCCGGTAAGACGGGCCTGGAAGCCCGTCACCTGCGCGGGCGTGCTGCTTTCGTCGCCCTTGAACACGTGGGTCAAGTAGATCTGCAGCAGGGCCGTGAAATGCAGGCCCGACTGTTCGACCATGTGCTGGCGGCCGGCATCGGTGGCAAGCAGCGCCACGTCGATCACCGTGCTGGTCTCGTAGATCTTGAAGGCCTCAACGACCTCCTCGATCTGGCCCTTGGTGTCGGCCGCCACGTTCTCGTTCATGTTGCGCGGCGCGACGTTGGGCAATGCCAGCGTGCGGCGGAACTTGTACGAGAGCGAGCCCGGCGTGTCCTCGAAGGGGAACACGGAGTAGAACGTCGGCAGTCCGTCACGACCGCCGTTGTCGATGCTGAATCGGTCGTACAGCAACTGGTCGATGCGCGTCAGGCTGCCCGAACGGGCAGCTTCCTGAAGCGTGATTGCGCCTGTGAAGGCCATGATTTTCTCCCGGCGGCGCTTTCACGCCGCGTTGTCACGACCGGCTTTTCAGGAGCTCGGTCGCGAGATCGTTGTCGATTTGCTGGCGCTGCAAGTGCAACGGAACTTCGGACTTTCCGCTGCCATTGCTGTTTTGGTTGCCGCTTGCGCCTTGTCGGCCACCCTGTGTGCCTGTCCCGCCGCTGCCCGCAAGCAACGGCGCGTACTGCTGATCCCGGGCTTGCTCGGCCACGTACTCTTCAATCGTCTGGTTGCGAACCGTGCCGTCGTTGTTCACGACTTGCTTGGCCTTGCCGTCCTGGCCGACCACAACAGGCTGGAGTTTGTCGTCCAGCTTCACGTTTTCGCGGAACAGCCTGGCCGCGATCTCGGGTGCCACGAACTTGGCCTTCTGTGCCGCGACGGTCAGCGCGCGCTCGACCGTCACCGCCTCATAGCCGCGCAGCAACTGCTGATGCTGCTGGGTCAGCTTGCCAAGCTCGGCATCCTTGGCCGCCGCGACTTCCTTGGTGCGAAGCTCAATCTGCTCGCGCACCTTGTCTTCGGGCGTCCAGTTCTTCATGTCCTCGATCTTCTTCAGCGCGTCCCGCGCCTTGGTCGCATCGAGGTCTTTGAACGCGGCAAGCCGCTGGTCTTTCTCGGCGTCGGCCTCGCGCAGCTTCTGCACGGTGGTCTTGAGGCCGGTCACATGCTCAAGCGCGAAGCCTTCGACAGGCTCCACGTCAAGCAGGAACACGGCCTTGTCGCCCTCGCCCTCTTTGCGATAGAGGGCCTTGAGCGCGGCGTCGATTCCGTCCAGCGATTTGACCATTGCCTTGAGTGCCATTGCCTAGCTCCGGTTAAGCAGCTTCCCGCTGCCCGGGCATCCCGCCCTTTGGTGTGTCGTCGCCGCTCGGCATGGGCATCCCGCCCTTGCCGTCGGCTTCTTTCTTGGGTGTCTGCGTTGGCCTGGTGGCCGCGTGTTTGACCGCAGCGTCAATCATTGCGTTGGCTTCAGCGTCATCGAACGCCGGAAACCCGTTGGCGATCAGCACCTTGGCCGATTCGCCTGGCATTAGTCCCGCCGCAACGCTTTCCACGATGCCCTGGCCTGCCGTGATCTGAGCGCCGTTCAGCGCCGTTTCCTGCACGTTGCCAAGAGCCTTGTCTTCTTCGCGCTTGGTTGCCAGCGTGTCCAACTCGTCCTCGACCACAAGGTCGTCGCTGTACATCCCGCGCCGCTTAGCTTCTTTCAGGTAGGTCTCTTCGGTGATGCGGCCTTCTTTCACGTCGGCCTGCAACGCCGTGATCTCGTTGCCGCCCGCGATCTTGACCGCGTAGTCCTTGAAGATCTGTACGTCAAAGGTTTCCGGCAGCGTCATGCCAGACCACGTGGCCGCGCGCGCGAACGCCTGTTCAAGCGCGGTGTCAACGGCCTGCGCCCAGGCTTGCACGTCGGTTGCCGCGCCGTCGGCGTTCAGGAATGAAGCCGTGGCGCTGGCGCCGCTGGACTTCTCGATGTGCGGGCGGACGCCAAGCTGCTCCATGCCGCGCTGCAAGTTGTCGAGGTCGTCTTGCCCGACCTGCACGGCAGCGCCTGAGTGCTCAACGATCTGCAAGCGTGCATCGGGGTTCTGGCTGGCGATCGCGGCGCCGCTGGAAATGGTGAATGCCTTGGCTTCCTCTGGGCTGAAGCCGGTGGCGAACACGATGGGCACGCGCGCCATGTGCACGATGTTCCGCTGGTCGCTGCTGGACTGCCAATGCGTGAGGTTGGTTTCGGCAAGCGCCAGCAGCGGCGGCTCGGCGTCCATGAACCGGCGATAGCCCGTGTACACTGTCACCAGCGGCACGCTGTCAAAGCCGCCCGGCGGACCAAACGCGCCGCTTTCGACCATCGCCCATGACGCCTGGCGGCCTTCGGTCAACTCGTAATACCGGGCGTCGTCGCCAGGCTCTAACGTCAGCGCATAACGGGGCGGGTTGAAGGCGGTGTTCTGCCACAGTTCGAAGCTGTCGCGGCGCACGACCCGGATGTACTCGGCTTTCTTTTCGCCCCACCTGCCGTCGGGCACGGTGCGGATTTCGTGCATGCGCACTTCGGTGAAGATCGGTTCGCCGTTAGGCCCCGCCTGTGTCTTCCAGCCGATCAGGTTCGGAGCCTCGACCAGCTTGAAAAACGCACGCGGGCGCTTGGCTGCTTCGTCGGCCACGGTGATCGTCTCGCCGCCAGGCGCCATCGCCGTGTAGTCGATGAACACATGTGAGCGCCCATACTTCACGGCGCTACGCATGAGCGACTTCGCGAACTGTGTCAGGTCGTTGCCGTCACCATCGGCGTTGGTGACCAGCGCTGCCAGCGCTTCAGGAAGATTCTCGATCGCCACCGGCTTGCTGAAGGGGTCTGCCACCGCAGAATCCAGCGCGCTGCTGAAACCGGGGAACAGGTGGCTGCGACGCAGGCGCGCGGTGTATTGCGCGGGCTCTTCTTTGTGCTCGCGCGGCAGCCAGACTCCGCCGCGCCACTTCATGCGGTCGCTGCCGCCGTCAAGGTCCCCGACAAGGCACCAGTCGCGCCAGTGCGCAACGATCAACTCGTTGGGCCGGGCGACGTTGTCGGTTGTGGCGTCGAAGATCAAAGCGCCCTCGGGGGCGCTGACGCCGACTCGGTATATAAAGCGGGCGACAGACCCGCCTCAGTTGTTCGCTGAGTCGGCGTCTGTCGCGCCGAATGCAAGAGTAGGTTTTTCGCTTGCCTTTTGCCAGAAGGATTCTGTGTACCGAATCCGCTGGCCTAAAACAGGGCAGTCCGCGTCACACCCCAGCCTGCAACCTCATGCCGCACGCGCTCGCCATAGGCGAATGCGTCAACCTGGTCGTCATGCGCGCCGCTGGCACCTTCAGGTCCGAACTCCAGTAACTCGCGCTCAAGTTCGGCTTGCCATGGGCCGGGCGCGAACCAGACCTTCCCGTTTGCCATCGCAGCAGCCATTGGAGCCGCGCGTGTGGCCTTGTCCTTGTCGGGGCGCAGCTCGCGCACCGGCAGACCTTTGCGCAGCGCGTCTTGAATGAGCATGGTCTGCGCGCCGATCTTCTCGATCCATGCTTCGGCCGCGCGGTGCCGGTTCAACATCATGGCGATCTGCGCCGGAATGTCGCCGCCCTCGAACCTGTCGCGCATCACGTCCAGTAGCAGCAGCACTTCGCCGAACATCGCCCAGGCCATGATCACCGTGTAGTCGCCGGAATCCTTGGTACTGAAGGCCGGGTCGACAGTCAGGAATCGCCGGGCTGACTGCACGTTGCGCCAGCCGAGGTCGCCCAGCTTGTACAGGTCAGGCGAACCGTTCTTTTCGGCGTAGCGGAAATCGCGGCGCTTGAACATGCCGCCACCGTCGCGCCGCGGGCTGCCCTGATACTTGGCCTGGAAGTCAGACGGGTTCAACTGGCGCTGCTCTTCGAGGAAGCTGAGCGGGAATCGCGCCGGCCACAGTGCTTCGCCCGCGCGCCTGTGCTTCCCGCCTGTGCTGGCGATGGCCTCGAAGTTGACCACGCGCCAGGCGTCCGGTTGCGCCTTCAGTAGCCGACCGAGAATGTCGTCGTCGTGCCATTGGTGCATGACAATCAGTTGCTTGGCTTTGGCGGTCAGGCGCCGGTTGCTCCATGTGCCGGTGAACCATTGCCAAAGGGCATCACGCTGCGTCGGGCTGTAGGCCGCTTCCATGGTGCGGATCGGGTCGTCAATCACCCCATGGGTGAAGTGTTTGCCGATCAGGCCGCCGTTGACGCCTTCGCAGAAATACTTGTTGCCGTTGCTCAGCCGGAAGTGGTCGGCCTTCGTTGGCAGCCACGGGCGGAACAGGTCGCCGAACAGATTGGTGTAGGGTTCATCGCGCATGATCCCGCGCACGTCCGCCCCGAAGCCTTCGGCGCTGTCGGCGCTGTAGCTGACCTGCATCGCGCTCACGCCCCGCTGGCCCAGCAGCCAGGCCATCATGCGGCGCGAGACCAACTCAGACTTCCCGTGCGCCGGCGGCATCTTGAGGATCAGGTTGTCGGTGTCGCCAAAGGCCCAGCGCATCAACTCGGCGCACACCTCGCGCAGATGCCATGACCACTCATAGTTCGGGAACGTCCAGCGCACGAACCACTCAAGGTCGCGCCGGGCAAGTTCAGCGCGCACGTCGCGCTTAGGTATCTTCGTCGGCAGGGTCGTCATCGGTCAGCAGCGCTTTGAGCACATCCAGCGGGACTGTTGACAGGTCAACACTGGCTTTGATCGGCCCGCCGTCGGCCCCCGTGTGTTCCTGGGTCAGCTTGTCGCCGTAGACGCGGGGTTTCAGCTTGGAGGCCACCCACTTGCGCGCGTCAACACGCAGGCGCATGGCGTTGTAGTTCTTGGGGGTCGCGCGGTCGGCCAGTTCCACGATCGCGTCGGCCATCACGTCGGCCTGGTCTTCACGTGCGCGCGCGTACATGTGCGTGAATTCCGCGATCTCCCGCCGCCATTTCATCACGGTCGTATACGACGGCGCCCACGCGAGTTTGCAGATCGCGACCAGGCTTTTGCCTTGCGCGATTTCGCGGCATACACGCTCGGCCAGCGCCTTGCGATACAGTGCGGGCGCGCCGACTGGCCGTGGTGTGGCTTTGCGCTTGGCTTTGCGCGCCATCACTCTTCCTCGCCGCCCCCGATGCGCACGGAGGTCTTCTGTGTCCCGCCGGGCTGAAGCACACGCACGACGTTGGCCTTCACGCGCGGCTTGCCCTTGGCTTTTGGCTTGCGTGAGTCACCCTTGATGATTCGCAGGTTGGGTTTGTTCATGGGTTCAGTGTAGCACGGAGGCCTTGCTATCGCGCCTGTTCCGGAGCTTACTGCCCGTCTCTCCGGGCTGTCACGCAGCACTCTCCAGAACGCGCCTGCGGAAGCCCGTCGCTGCCTGCATGTCATCGCCGCTCACGTACTCGACCTTGATGCCAGCTTCGTCGGCCTTGTACTCGACCATCTGGTGCAGGTCGTGATAGCGCCAGTTGGTGCCCAGCAGCGTGCCCTTAAGCGCGTCCTTCAGGTCGGTGGTGTCCTCAAGCTGGATTACCCCGGCCTCGTGGTCGCATGCGAACTTGACCAGCATCCGCGATAGCGCGTGGTTGATGCTTGACTGCGTGCGGTCAATCCGGCCTTGCAGCGTTTCGGTCGGCGCCAGCTTGCGCGTCACCCCATGTCCGCATCGCGCGTGTTCGGCCTTGCCGCCGCGCTGCACTTCGCGACGCCGCCTGCCGATCACGTTGCGCATCTGTTTGATCCGGTGCCCGAGAGCGCTGGTGTGTTCCGGCCCAAGGATGGCCGCGCCACACCACGCCGTAAGCGGCACTTCGTAGTCAATCACCGCACGGCAGATCACGGCAGGGTTCTGCACCGGCGCGGTCGCCGGCTTGTCGAACGAGATGTGCAGCCACCAGCGGTTGCTGTCGTCGCAACTGATTTCAAAACTGCGCTGCCGCCAGCCCTGTTCGTCCTGGTCGGGGTTCGTGGCCAGATTGTGCAACCAAGCCTGTGTGCGCGAGTCACGCGGCGGCACGCAGCACAGCAGCGTCGGGAAGCTGGATTTGTCGCCAGCACGCTGGCCTTGCCCGATGCGCGGCTTGAACACGTATCCGTTGTGCTCTGCGCTGAAGTGCAGCGGGTCAAACTTGCCTTCCCCGCCGCGCAGCGGCAGCGGCATGTTCAAGCGCATGGTGGGCAGCGCGCGCTCGCCACGCACGAACGACTTCCAGTGGTGCCCGCGCACCAGCGCTTGCAGCTTCTGATTCAGACCGCCCGTGATGTATCCGTTGACCGCGCCCGCAGGCGGCGGGGTCTTGCACTTGGGATCAGCGCGCAGGCGTTCGCCCAGGCGCTGGTTGAGCTGGTCAATGCTTGGCGGCTTGGCGTCGGCATCGCCAGCGCGCTTGCGGTGCCAGGCGATTGCCGATTCGGTCAGATACTCGTTGGCCAGCAGCCACGCGCGGTGGCGCATCTCACGCAACAGGTTGCCGAGTTCGTCCCACGAGCGATCCAGCGGCTTGATGAGCCGCAGCTTGACCACCCTGACCACGCGTTTCGTTTCGTTTTCCATTTTCGTTTCCCTTGCTGTCTGGCCGCATTGGACGGCCACCCACACCAGAACAGGTTCAGGCGTCAGGTTCAGGCGTCAGGTTCAGGCTTCCTGTGACTACCCCGCATTGGACGGCCAACCACACCTGGTACGCCGATGTGAAGGCGTACCTCTCTCCTGTGACTACCCCGCATTGGACGGCCAACCACACCCGCGCAGTCGGTTTGGTTGTCTGTGAACAGCCTGTGACTACCCCGCATTGGACGGCCAACCACACCCAGGATTGGGCGCGGCCGTTGTCGCGATGACCTGTGACTACCCCGCATTGGACGGCCAACCACACCGGTCCCGGCGCAACTCTTGACGGGTCAAGGTGTTGGCTGGCTTTCTTTGTGCGGAAAGTTGTCAATTCGTCCGCCCTGCGTGTAGTCGGTGAGCGTTTTTGCAGCGAACCGTGGCTCGACTTACGCAACACTTCTCACCTCTCGGGCCTCACAGAGACCCACCCCTTTCGGGTTAGCACTTCCCTACGCCGTCACCTTGCGCTTGCGGCCTTTCTTTTCGGCTTCGGCCTGGAACTCGCCCTTGGCCAGGGTCTGCTTGCGCTTGGCTTCGTCGCCCTCGCCGTCATCGAATGACTTGTCTTCGCCCAGCGGGTCGGCCTCGCCCTTGATGCGGGCGATTTCCTCCTCGGGGCTTTCTTCGCCGTCTTCGTCGCTGAACAGTTCCGGGCCATCGCTGACCTTGGGCGCGGTCGGCTCTTCGGACTTCTCGCTGAACTCGACTTCCACCGCGGCGCCGTCTTCGTCCCCGTTCTGCATCGCCAGCTCCAGCAGCATCGTCGCGTTTACCAACTGCAACGCGCTGGCGCTGCGGAACTCCCACGTCTGGTAGGCAGGCGTGTCCTTCTGCGCGGCGTTGCGCGTGATCTTCAGCTTGCCGGTCATGGTCACGCTGCGCAGGCCGTCGAACAGGTTGCGCGAGCTGACCTTCAGAATCCCGTGCTTGGGCAGCGGGTCTTTCTCGTTGCCGGGCGTGACAGCCCCGGCCGGCAGCAACCCGTTGAGCTTCAGCTTCCAGCCGGGTTGGGCATCGGTGCCCTTCTGCTTGCTGAATCCGACCAGGATCAGGTTCTCGGTGATGGCTTCTTTCTCCAGCATGGGTGTTCCTCGCTTTATTCCGCGAGCAGCGCCCGTTGCGCACTGGCAACCAGGGCCACTCGGACAATCACGCCGGGACGTTCGCCCGGTCGTGCGAATCTTTTGAACGCCGGCAATGCCACCACGACTTTGCCGACTGGATCTGTGATGCTTGAACCCACGATCTGCCCGTCGTCTTCGACCAGCACGCCGGTCAACCCGTCACGCACCGCGCGCACCAGCTTGTCTTCATCGCGCTTGAACACCGGCCATTCCGAGCCCGCGTTGATCGAGTTGCCCGCTGCCGGCTTGCCGTGCTTGTTCAGAACCTCACGCGAAAGGCGGAACTCACAACCAAGCAACACCGGCTTGTAGGCGCCGATCGGTGACCGGCCGGCCATGAACGTGCGCGCCGCGGCGTTGACCTGTTTGCGCCATGCGTCAAGCCTCGGGTCGTCGGCCTTGACGATGCAGCGGTTGGCGTTTTGCGACCAGAAAGCCACCATCGAACCTTCGGGCACTGGCTCGCCATCGACGTTGAATGCGTACACTGTGGCCGGCAGAAACTCCGGGGGCTTGCCCTGAACCTGGCGCGTCAATGCCGCCCGGATCACGGGGTTCTGCATCGCCTGCTCGGTTGTCATGCGTGCGGTCATGGGCGGCCCCCAGCGAATGCCAGCTTGCCTTGTGACGCCTCGGCCTGGATGCGGCGCTTGGCGATGGCGTAGTATTTTGGTTCCAGCTCGATGCCGATGAAGTGGCAACCCATGCGGAGTGCGGCTACGCCGGTTGTGCCGGAGCCCATATATGGATCACACAACGTTTCGCCGCCCTCGAACAGCCTGTGGAGTAGACGCTCCATGAACTGTATGGGCTTAGGACTTGGGTGGTCTGGCATCT